TTTATCAAAAGCCTCTTGCGCCACGTTCTTTCTATGCGCGAACAGATCACGCTTAATCTGTGAAATGCGCTTAATTCCGATAGCTTTTTGGTCATCCGTTGCCAGTAACATATCAACCCCAATTAACGGCAGAACATACGGCGCAGTAGTTGCGCAGGTTTTGCAGTAGACAGACCGCGCAGTAATGCCGCCTGATCGTGACGTGGCCGCCAGCGTTTACCGCCCGGCAGTTCAATAAAGCCGTTTTCAAAATGACGCGATGGGCTTTGCTGTTTCAGCAGTGGAGCGATTGAGATAGGCACAGTGATCACCTCAACTAAAACCAGCAACTGCACTCAAGCCGCCGAGCACATCAGCGGTAGAGGCTAGCGCCGGGGTGGATTGGATACGGTTTTGAACGGTCAGGCCGATTAGCGACAAATGGCGGATCGCCGTGTTGACGCTTTCAAGGAGTGCGCTCTTACGAACAGGGGTTTTGTGGTCGCCTTGAACTGCAGCGGCAGCAACGTTGCCGACGGCCGCAGTCGCCTGAAGTGCATACGTTGGGATGTTACCGGCACTAGCCTCATTAACTGGCACGGACGGCATGCAGCTAATCTGCGCCAACAGGGCATCAAGCAGGCTTGAATCTTCTGTAACGTCGGTAATCGTAAGCAATTCAGCACAAGTGAGCTGATGAGGCTGGCCCGGACTCAGCTTATTGCGCAACGTCTGGGTGTTCATGCCGATCTGCTTAGCGAGAGCCGTCACATTGTGGCGAGCTGGAAACTGGCGACAGGCTTCATCGAAGTGCGGGTGTTTAGAAACGGCATAATCAAACATACTTTGCCCTCAAGAACTCACTTAAAGTGAATCACGCACCGATGACGAGTTGAAAACGTGAATGCCCCAACGCTTTACGCAACTGATCTTCTTTCCAGCGCGCGTAATAGATACGAATCGGGCCACCTGCTTTTGTGCAGCCTTTACGGATAGTGCGGGGTTCAATGGGTAACTGCGGGTTGTCTCCGGTAGTCCAGCGATAAACGGTACGAAGAGAGACGCCCTCTAACACTGCAAATTGTTCTGTAGTTACGATTGGTGCTGGTACTTTGAAGATTGCGATTTCAGAAGCCATGTTGCATCATTCCCTATTTGCCATCTTTTGCCATTGCTAGCCATCAATTTGCCAATATCGGCCAGCAGAAAAACACTAAAGAGCAATGTAATAAACTTTATAGCATTGGTCAATACACGGATTAACAAATGAATATTAAAGCCATTCACTTGGAGCCTATCGGAATCCTTGATCGGATCTGCGACGTCTACGGCTTCACCCAGAAGATACAACTCGCAAATTACCTTGATGTTTCAGCAAGTTCCCTTCAGAACCGCTACACACGCGGCACGATTTCTTATGACTACGCAGCCATTTGTTCGTTAGATACAGGAGCAAGTCTGAAATGGTTACTAACTGGTGAAGGGGAAAAGTTTGAGCATGGCACTCCGGAAAAAACACAAATCGAGTACAACGAATTCACTTTAAGTGAAGGGAAACTACATGAAGATGGATTTTTGAGCATAGATCCTCACCTTTTCCGTAAACAACTCGTTGATGGTATTGCTGTTCGCACTGATGGAAGATTGCATTTTGTCGACAAGGCCGCCTCTCTGGCTGATGGAAGTTGGTTAGTTGATATAGAAGGGGCAATAAGCATCCGAGAATTAACCGTTTTACCAGGAAAAAGGCTGCATGTTGCTGGCGGTAAAGTGCCTTTTGAATGTGGGATTGATGAGATAAAAACGATAGGACGAGTAGTAGGTGTATACAGCGAGGTTAATTGATGACTGTCCGTAAAAACCCCGCTGGCGGCTGGATTTGCGAACTTTATCCAAATGGGGCAAAAGGCAAGCGCATCAGAAAAAAATTCGCCACCAAAGGCGAGGCGTTAGCCTTTGAACAGTACACAGTACAAAACCCATGGAAGGAAGAAAAAGAAGATAGACGCACGCTAAAAGAATTAGTAGACGCATGGTATAGCGCCCACGGTATCACCCTAAAAGATGGCCTTAAGCGCCAGTTGGCCATGCATCATGCCTTTGAGTGTATGGGAGAACCTCTCGCACGCGATTTTGATGCGCAAATGTTTTCCCGGTATCGGGAAAAAAGATTGAAAGGTGAACACGCCCGGTCAAACAGGGTAAAAGAGGTGTCACCCCGCACGCTAAATCTTGAACTGGCTTACTTTCGGGCGGTATTCAATGAACTAAATCGCCTCGGTGAATGGAAAAGCGAAAATCCTCTGAAAAATATGCGCCCTTTCCGCACAGAAGAAATGGAAATGGCTTGGCTAACCCGAGACCAGATTGAGTTGCTGCTCGGAGAATGTAAACGGCATGGCCATCAAGATTTAGAAACAGTGGTAAGAATATGTCTCGCAACTGGCGCGCGATGGTCTGAGGCCGAGGGGTTAAAAAAAAGCCAGCTGGCGAAATATAAAATCACCTACACCAATACAAAGGGCAGAAAAAACAGAACTGTTCCCGTTAGCAAAGAGCTTTATGACTCACTACCAAATGACAAAAAAGGTCGACTCTTTAGCGATTGCTATGGCGCGTTCCGGTCAGCTTTGGAAAGAACAGACATTGAACTACCTGCCGGACAACTTACCCATGTTTTGCGCCATACTTTTGCCAGTCACTTTATGATGAATGGTGGTAATATTTTGGTGTTACAGCGCGTGCTTGGGCACACCGATATTAAAATGACAATGCGATATGCACACTTTGCTCCGGATCATCTTGAGGATGCTGTAAAATTTAACCCAATTGCGAATACATCACCCATAACTTTAAACAAAGAGGTTTCTAATGCCATTAGTACGTTCTGAACATGAGCTAGAATTAGCGAAAGAATTGCTTGATGATATCGAACTCTCACGAGTCAAGGTTGATGCATTGATATTAAAGGCATCTAGATTGGCTCGACTTTGTGGGACAGAAGAGTTTCAGAAATGGTTAGATTATGAGGTGCGTGGATATAATAGTAGTACTGAACTGTCATTGGCATACATGGGAAAAACGGGTCGATGGATTAATAGAGAAAAACAAGAAGGGTACTGGATGCCTGTCGCGCAAATAGACTCTTTAATTGCGGCTAAGACAATAGAATTAGAGTCGATGACAACACCAAATGTTAGTGGAACTGACTACGCCAATGTAGTAATGCATAACTACTTAAATAATAAATCTGCTACTTCAAGCAAAATAGCAAAATTAACAGGAATAAAAAGTCGAGTGTTGGGAATTTTACATACATTCACAGCAGAAATTTATTATGAAAAAGAGCTTGACTACTTGGCCGAATCAATATTCGAAAATTACAAAAATGACGTTGATACTTTAATATCCAGTTTGTGCGGTGATGTCCTTCAGCAAATTCCTTCTGTAGTAAACAGATTAGCTGAAGGTGAAGAAGAATCCGTGAGCCAAGCACTAACCACTGTAAGACGAATCATTGACAACTTTGCTGATGCAATCTTCCCGGCAACGGATGAAACCTATAATATCGGCGGAAATAGCTTAACCCTTGATTCATCTAAACACCTTAATCGTTTAAATGTTTTCGTACATCAGAGGGTTGAAAGCAGATCGAGAAGAGATAAGATTCGCCAGAACTTATCCAATCTTTACGGTCGAGTATCAACTGGCGTACATGCTGATGTGTCGATCGAAGAGGCGCAGTCACTTTTCCTTAACTGCTACCTCCTCTTGGGAGAGATTCTTCACATCAGTAAAATGGATAAGATAGTAAACGACCAATAAAAGTGGCGATGAAGTGGCGGTAGAAGTGGCTAATAATGGGCAACCGCTGGCAAATAGTGGCAACATATGTCAATGATAAATAAAACAAATCATTGAATTTCGGTTATTCTGGTAGGAACTCATAATCGCTTGGTCACTGGTTCAAGTCCAGTAGGGGCCACCAAATTCAGAAGGGCTTAGACAGGAAACTGACTAAGTCCTTTTTTGTTTTGTGGTTTCAGAAAAAATAATCGGCGAAATAGGCTTCAGACTTGCGCCAGATAAATAGC